ATCAAAGATCAGTTTCAAATTTTACCATTTAAAGAACCAAGTGGTACGTTATACCAACTTTTAGGTTTTGTTGTGCAAGCTGGTCAGAGGTTCGCGGCTATTACGGACATGTCTGTAGGTAACGATGCCCAAAATCGTGCAGTAGGCAGTACGATTGCACTCTTGGAACGCGGCTCACGGGTCATGTCTGCTATTCACAAGCGTTGTTACTACGCGATGCGTAAAGAATTTAGACTTTTAGGTAAAATTTTTTCAGTTTATCTACCACCTGTCTACCCATATTCGGTTTATGGTGCAGATCGGATGATAAAAGTGCAAGATTTTGATGAAAGAGTCGACGTAATACCGGTTGCAGACCCAAATATTTACTCAATGGCGCAAAGAGTTACGCTTGCTAATGAAAATTTAAAGATCGCAACGTCAAATCCAGGATTACACAACATCAGAGAGGCATATAGAAGAGTTTATGAGGCTTTAGGTACAAAAGACATTGATAGTTTACTAAGACCAGACGAAGTTCCTGTACCAAAAGACCCTGCAATAGAAAATTTAGAGTCAATGCAGATGAAAATTCCTCAAGCTTTCCCACAACAGGATCACGATGCACACATTAACGCTCATAGAGCATTTATGGCAACAAGAATGGTGCAAATAAACCCTATGGTGTACGCAAACTTACAAGCACACATTTCTCAGCACATAAGTTTAAAAGCTCAAGGTGAAGTTGGTGCACAAGTCGCTCAAGATATGGATATGCAAATTTTAATCCAACAAGATCCTCAAAGTGCGGAGATACAAATCGCAGCTATGATTGCAAGAAGGATTGCAGAAATTACAACTGAGTTAGCACAAGCAGAAACTGAAACGAATAGAGATCCTTTAGTTCAATTAAAACAAAGAGAATTAGATTTAAGAGCAATGGAAGTACAAAGAAAAACAATTCAAGACATGGAATCTAATGAAATTAGAGAAAATGAGATAGAAGAGAATTTAGAAATACAAAAAATGAAATTAGAAAACCAAGAGGATCAAGCAGCTGAAAGAATTAAGGTTGCTAGAGAAAAATTAGACGTGCAAAGGAAGAAAAATGCCCCTAACAAAAAAAGGTAAAAAAATTAAAAAGTCTTTTAAAAAACAATATGGCAAAGATGCTGATAAAGTTTTTTATGCATCCGCCAATAAAGGTACTTTAAAAGGTGTAATTAAAAAATCTAAGGGCGGTGGTTTCGACTATGAAGGAGATGCTTACGGAACAACTCCATCTGCTAGTTATTCACAAGTTGATACAGGAGATTTAGGATCAGAATCAGCTAATGTAGCTGCTAACAGAAAAGCGACTGGACAAGGAGATTCTTCGGCACCTAAAAATATAAGCACAAGCACCTCAGCTATAAATTTAGCTGGTAAGGCAATTTTTGACGTTTCAGGTTTGGGCTACGCTATTAGCACTGTAAAAAATATTGGAAAAAATATAAAAAACCAACAAAAATTAACCCAACAAAAAAAAGTTGATGTATTAGGTGGCGAAATGTTAACAACAAAAGGTATGAACAGACCTTATGCACCTCCACCTACATCGGATAATGGTGGAAGCAGTCCAATACAACCAATATTAAAAAAACCAATAGGTAAAGCAAAAAAAGCTGTGGAAACTTTTGATGCGTCTAAATTTTTTCCTTTCAAAGCGTATAAGAGTGGTGGTGTTAGGTTTGGTCCTCCACCTAAAAGAGGTCCAAATCCACTTGTCCCACCAGTAAAAATGAAAACTGGAGGAAGAGGCACTTGCCCTCACCGGCCAGATGGGATAAAAGGAGTAGGAAAGGCAATAAAAGGATTTAAATTTATTGGTGTAAAATGAGTTTCGCAAAAGCAATATTAGAAGCTTTAGACAAAAAATACGACGCTGAAATAGCCCATAGCGATGCTACAATAAAAATATACCTTACCAATCCAGTCGGAATAGGTGAACATCCCCAGCATATAGAGGAAGTTGATAAGTTGATATCCAAGATTTGTCATGCTAAAGAGAAAAAAGAAGAATTAAAAAACTTTGGAGATTTATAATGGCGTGGTTTAGTTTAGCAAAAATAGCATTACAAGCAGGTAGTAAGATATACGCAAATAGACAAAAAACAAAAATGGCAATGTCAGATGCCCAACTGATGCATGCAGAAAAAATGGCCCGAGGTGAGGAGGCCTATCAAGGCAAATTACTGGAAGCAAGGCAAAACGATTATAAGGACGAATTTGTACTTATAATCATCTCTGCACCGATAGTAGTTTTAATGTGGGCAGTCATGTCAGACGACCCTGAAGCAATGGAGAAGGTTAAATTGTTTTTTGAATATTTTCAGTCACTTCCTTCTTGGTTTACAAACCTGTGGATTCTTGTGGTAGCGAGCATTTTTGGAATAAAGGGTACACAAATTTTCAGAAATGGTAAGAAGTGATCTTAGATTACCAAACCAGACAAGCCATAGAAAATATAATTAAAAAACAGGTTGAAAGAGAAAAAGACCATCTTATATATGGGGTTGATACCATAGACAAATTAATGTATTGTCGAGGTAAGATCAGTGGCCTTGAGTCACTGCTTCAAGATATAAAAAGCTTGCAAAAGGAGGATAACGATGGTCAGTTTGATAAAACCTAAACCACTTTTAGTTCCGAATGGACAAAAAAAGTCAGAGGAAAATTCAAAAGTTCCCACAGATCCCAAAGGCATAGAAGAATATCTTAAACAACTACCAGACCCAGTTGGATACAGAATGTTGGTACGTCCTTATTCTGGAGAAAAGAAAACTGAGGGAGGTTTAATTTTAACAGACGAGACGAGTGAAAAAATTCAAATGACAACTGTTTGTGCACTTGTAGTTAAAATGGGAGATCTTTGTTACAAAGATAAAGAAAAATTTCCCAACGGTCCTTGGTGTAAAGAAGGACAGTTTATTATGTATGGTAGATATGTTGGTAACCGGTTTCAAACAAAATACGGCGAACATAGAATTCTTAATGACGATGAGATAATAGGTACAATTAAAGATCCAAAAGATATCCTCCACTTGTTTTAAAAGGAGGATAAAATGGTCGAAGTAACCGCAGAGGAGAAAAAACCTCAAGAAGTAGAACTCGATACTGATGACGTCAAAGAAGAAAACGTTGAAGTCAAGCAGGAAGAGAAAAAAGAAGAAACCCCTAAATTAAACTTAGGAGAAGTTGATTTAGGATATACAAGTCACGATAAGTCAGAGAAAAAAGAAAAGCTTCCAGAAGGTGTAGAAATTCAAGAAGAAAAAGTTGAAACTAAACCTGAAGAAAAAAAGGAAGTTAAACAAGAAAAACCTGTAGATAATCTTAAGGAACAATCAACTAATTATCAAAAAAGAATTGATAAATTAGTTTATCAAGTAAATGAAGCTAAGCGTAGAGAAAGAGCAGCTACAGATTATGCGAAAGGTTTACAAAAAAAGTATGACACTACTATTAAAAAGTATGATGCTTTAGATCAAAAAAATTTAAAAGAGTTTGATGCTAGAGTTGATGCTCAAAGAGAACAGGTCAAAGTTTCCCTTAAACAAGCGATCGAAGCTAATGATCCGCAAAAAATAATGGAAGCAAACGATGCTCTAACTAAGTTAGCAGTTGAAAAAGAAAAAGCTAGATTAGAAATAGAAAATCGTGAACAACAACAAAAACAACAACAAAACGTAGAAGCAAAACCTAAAGAAACTCCTTCTGAGCCACCACAGATCACGCCTAAAGCAAAAGAATGGGCGGAGAAGAATAAATGGTTCGGAGAGGATAAAATCATGACTGATGCAGCGGTATCTATACATCAACAAGTTGTTCAAGAGGGTATTGAAGTAGATAGCGATGAGTATTATAATGAGGTTAATTCAAGGATTGGGAAGTATTTTCCTAGTGCCTTTGAAACTACGACTAAAGAAGAAGTTAAGGAGCAACCAAAACCCGTCCAAACAGTTGCTTCAGCAGGTCGTAAGCAACATGGACGCCGAACTGTGAAACTCACCAAATCACAGGTAGCAATAGCAAAAAGATTAGGGGTGCCTTTAGAGGAATACGCTAAATACGTGAAGGAGGAAAAATGAGCGAAAAGATAGATAGAACTTCACGCGAGTCTGAGTCTAGACAAAATCTAGAACAACCAAAAACTTGGACTCCACCATCCAGTTTGGATGCTCCGAAAGCACCAGCAGGATATGCACATAGGTGGATAAGAACCGAAGTGCAGGGTTTTGACGATACAGCTAATGTATCTAAAAAACTCAGAGAGGGTTGGGAATTTGTTAAGTCGTCTACGATAGACAGTGAACTTGGCAAAGGACATAACTATCCTTTCTATACTGATGGAAAGTATAAGGGGTTAATCGGGATTGGAGGCCTTGTGTTGGGAAGGATACCTTTGGATATTCTACAACAACGTGCTGAGTATTTTAAAAGAATAACTCAAGATAGAATGAATGCCGTTGATAGAGATCTTATGAAGGAACAACATCCGGATATGCCAATCAATATTGAGAGGCAGTCCAACGTAACCTTTGGAGGTGGTCGTAAAAAATAATATTTTTACTATTACTATCTAAGGACGGTAAATAAAAATAATAGGAGAAAAAAAACAAATGGCAAACGTAGCAGAAAAGTTCGGTCTAAGACCTTACAGAAAACTAGACGGTACACCATTAGTTGGAGCTCAGAACAGATATAGTATTGGCAGTAACCATACAACTGCAATATTCCAAGGTGATTTGGTAATCCCATTAACTGCAGGAACTATTGACAGACATACTGCTAACAACTCAACTGCTGTTTTAGGAGTATTCAATGGATGTTTTTACACAGATCCTACTACGCAAAAACCGACCTTTAGAAATAGTTATCCAGGATCAATCGTAGCGAGTGACATTACTGCATTCGTAGTCGATGACCCAGATGCTGTTTTCTTAATGGATGCGGATGCAACATTTGCGCAAGCAGATCTGTTCCAAAACTATTCAGTAACAACTGGTGGCGGTAACACAACAACAGGCATTTCAGAAGTACAGCTTGACGTCTCGGTATCAGGAACAAATGCGTCGTTTATAATTCAAGCGATCGACATTTCTCAGGATCCAGATAATAGCGATACTGGTTCAGCAAATGCCAACATTCTTGTAAGAATCAATAAGCATTTTTACAGAAATGGAACAGGAGTATAAGGAGAATAGATTATGGCAATAACACGTTCACAACTAGTTAAAGAACTAGAGCCAGGTTTAAATGCCTTATTTGGCCTGGAATACAACAGATACGAAAATCAGCATGCTGAAATTTACGTATCAGAAACATCTGACAGAGCTTTTGAAGAAGAAGTAATGTTAAGTGGTTTCGCTTCTGCACCAACTAAACAAGAAGGTGCTGGAGTAGTGTTTGATCAAGCGAATGAAACTTTCACAGCAAGATACACACACGAAACAATCGCTTTAGCATTTGCTATCACAGAAGAAGCAATCGAAGATAACCTATACGACAGACTTGCGAAGCAAGTAAAAGCAGCTAACGTTCTAAACCAAGCTCAATTTACTGCAGTAACTGGTGGAGATGGTAAACCGTTAATCGCGAATAACCACCCATTAGCAACTGGCGGTACTTTCAGTAACGTATTAGCAACAGCAGCTGATCTAAACGAAACTTCATTAGAACAGTCGTTAATTGATATCTCTGGATTCGTCGATGAAAGAGGCTTGAAAATCGCTGCACAAGGCGTAAAAATGATAATTCCAAAAGAATTACAATTTACAGCAGAAAGATTAATGAAGTCTCCTCAAAGAACGGCGACAGCGGACAATGACATCAATGCATTAGTTTCAATGGGTATGATTCCTCAAGGTTATAGAGTTAATAACTTTTTAACTGACACAGACTCATATTTCATTTTGACTGATATCCCTAATGGATTTAAGCAATTTGTCAGAGCTCCAATCAAAACTGCGATTGAAGGTGACTTCGATACTGGTAACGTTAGATTTAAAGCTAGAGAAAGATACTCATTCGGATTCTCAGATCCAAGATGTGTATTTGGTAACGGAAACTTACCAACTAGCTAATACTAATTAACAGTATTAAGAATTTAGGGGCGGTGTTCACATCGCCCCTTTTTTTATGTATAATGAAAACAACCTAGATTAAATAATCTGCAGACTGGCTAGGCAGACGCTATAGAGACTGCAGGTGCAAAACTATAGGAGAAAATATTATGGCGAATACAACATTTGACGGACCAGTCCGATCAAAAAATGGTTTTATTAACTTAGGACCAAGTGCAGTCAAGGCTGAACTTTTAGCTACAGATTTAACTGTTGCTGATCATGCAGGCAGACTAGTAACGATGGACCCAACGGGGACACCGACTGCAATAACATTACCTGCAATTAATGCGAACGCAGATGGTGCATCTGCAGGTCCAGGAAGTGATCCAAATAACGCGAATACAATTGGTACAACTTTTGAAATTCTTTTCATTGATAATTTCACAGGAACTATCAAGACTGCTAACACAGCTGACAAATTTGTTGGTGCTGCTACAGTCGGTATTGATGCGTCAGTAGCTGGTAAACAATTTGTTGCAGCAACTGGTGATAATGAAGTTAATCTTAATGGTGAAGCTGGAGCATCTAACGCTACAACAGGTGGTCTAAAAGGTTCAAGAATCAAATTTACTGCAATCGCAGCTAACTTATATGCTGTAGAGGGTCAGTTAGTTGGTGGAGGATCAATTGCAACACCTTTTGATGCACAGTAATAAATAATTATCTCGGTGGGAAACTTCAGGACTATTTGATCTTGATACCCACCGGGACCAAATATAAGGAGTAGAAAAAATGGGTGGATCAAGTTTTATGTCAGACCAGTCGAGTGCTCATGCAATAGCTACAGCACAGATGGTACCAACGACTAAGCGAGCAAGACTAACTTCGATACAGGCTAAAGGTAATTCAGCATCTGGATCAATTATTTTTAAATCAGGCGGAGCTTCGGGCACTACTGTTGCTACTTACTTATTTGGAGAAGAGGGATTAGATTTTTATTTACCAGGTTCTGGTATTTTATTTGAAGAAGGAATTCATGCTACTATTGGTGGAACAGGTGGTGTAACAATTACATTTACATAATGGATAATTATACTATAGAATTATTAGGCTTTAGCAAAGGTGGTATGCCACCTAGAAATAAAAAAAATTTTAGATCTACAAAATCAGGTGCAGGTATGACA